ACTAACTGAAGAAGACCACCACCCATTTATGTTTATTCTTTATACTATAATAGGAGAAAAAAAATGAGTTATATTATTTTTATTACACAATAATCTTAATTGCTGTAAGCAATACCACCCATACCTGACATAATACGAAGTACATTATAGTTAACAGCATATACATGCAGATAGCTTTTATTAGCTGTAGCGAATGTATTATCAACTGTTAAATGCAGTGCTGCACTATCTATACGAGACATATTCAAAGTACCGGATGGTTGGTGTTCTTCAGGCTTGAGGGCAAAAGAATAAACATTAAGTCCAGCATTCATTGGAATATTTTCGTGATGTTGATAAGGTTGTACAAGATTAAAATAAGAGCCATTTCGCTCAGCAAAACGTTCATTGCCATTAAGTACAAGTTTTGCTTTGATTATTGGATTTTGTGATGTTGATGTAGTTGAAGTTGCTGTACTTGAACCCCTTGGTGTTAAAGTAAGTTTTTTAGAAATATCATTCAATGATTTATCAGTTAATAGTAATTTAGTTGAAGAATTTTGTATAGCATAATTCATCCAATTGTTATTAGTAACAACTTGATCAGTATCATCTGTAGTACAAAACCAGTATAATTCTTTACAAGGATGATTCATAGTTAATTTAGGTTTAGATTGAGAATTTGTAATTCCTTCAGGACCATTGTATTGAACTTGTTCTATAAGGTATTCATGTGATAATTGAGCAAATCGTTTACGTTCATCAGTGTCTAAGAAAATATAATCAACCCATAGTGATGCTCCAAAGTTAGCATTTGATGAAGTTAGGTGAGAAGTGCCTCCTTTACATTTAGTAGCAGTTTCAAAATTAAGATTAATCTTGACTTCATGATATTGTAATGAAATAAGGGGTAGAGCAAGACCGACGTTGCGACAAAACCAAAATTCAAGTGGTATATATAATTTTTTTTGAATAGGAGTACTATCTTCTGAAGTTGGTGTACCTCCATAAGCACCAACCATATCATAATATCCTTGCTTCTTAGATCTAGGTAATGATAATTCATTCCATATATACATCCAATGTGAGAAATGCTTATCAATTCTTTGTCCGCCAATTTCGACTTCTACGTCCTTAATTAGACGTAATCCGAAAAATTTGCATAAATCAACACTTACAGTAGATAAATCTAAAGCCAGATATACACGATGTATTAAATCACCATTACGAGCGATTGTGCAGGTAACTCTGCTACCAAATGCAGGATTTCCATTAAAAGTTTGTTCAATGGCTTCAATTGCAAAGTTGGTGTGACGGCGATATACTGCAATAAAAAATGTGATTTGAGGATTTCCTGTTAAATAGATATCCTGTGCTCCGTAAGCGACTAACTGAAGAAGACCACCACCCATTTATGTTTATTCTTTATACTATAATAGGAGAAAAAAAATGAGTTATAATATTTCATACACTAATTACTATATGCCAATCCACCCATACCTGACATTATACGAAGTACATTGTAATTTACGGCATATATATTAACAGAGTGGCCAGTACCAGACGGTGTATAATTAAGTGATAAGACAGCAGTATCAATACGTGACATATTTAAAGTGCCAGATGGTTGATGTTCTTCAGGTTTGAGAGCAAATGAATAAACATTAATACCTCTATTCTTAGGTATATTATTATGATGTTGGTAAGGTTGTACATAATTGAAATAGCTTCCATCGCGTTCTGCAAAGCGATCATTACCATTAAGTTGTAATAAGCAAGATTTGAAGGGATTTGCACCTAAAGGATAAATGCCATTTATCAAATTTGATGTATACCCAACATTAGATGTGGATAAGTACAAACTCATAACACGTGAATCATATGTATTACCAGCAGTATAATCATACCAAAATTCATTAGTTTTTGATTTAGCTACCCATATCAATTCCTTACAAGGATGGTTGAAATTTAATCTATGTCTATTACCACTGCCATTCTTTAATTCTTCAGATCCAGTAAATTGTAATTGTTCAATCAAATATTCTTGACTATTTTGTGCAAAACGTTTGCGTTCATCAGTATCTAAGAAGATATAATCAATCCATAATTTGGCAGTTAATGTTTTTAATGCATCTGAAGTAGAATTAGCAAATGTAGTTCCAGTGCCTTTGACTACACAATTATCCATAGTTTCAAAAGTAATTTTGATTTTAACTTCGTGATATTGAAGTGCAATTAATGGAAGTGACAGACCTACATTACGACAGAACCAGAATTCAAGAGGTACATATAATGAAGTCATGTCATTATTTGCGAGAGCTGACGCTGACACAGCCTTATCAGTACCACTTACAACATCACTATCAGCACCAACCATAGTTTCCCATCCAAAGCGCTTACCTAATGGCAATGAAAGTTCATTCCAAATATAGAGCCAATCAGAATAATGTTTATCAATTTGCTGTCCACCAATTTCAACAGTAACACTATTGATAAGTCGAAGACCCAAATAATTCACATATCTGTCTCTGTTAGCTACTGAGGTTCTAAGTGATCTATCGAATGTATAATCTGGTAAAGCAGGAACATCTACTTGAAGATATGTACGATTAATTAAATCACCATTGCGAGATACTGTTGCTGTTACTGTATTGCCAAAGTACGCAGTACCATTAAAGGTTTGTTCAATTGCTTCAATAGCAAAATTTGTATGACGGCGATAGACAACCATAAAGAAAGTAATCTGAGGATTACCTGTCAAATAGACATCCTGTGCTCCGTAAGCGACTAACTGAAGAAGACCACC